GTGCAGAGTTCGCAGTCGCACGGCAGAACCGTTTCAGCGCGTGCGGCGCGGCGCGTGTCTTCGTGAATTCCGTGGACGCAGCCGACGGGATCGCCAGACCACTTCCATCCTTTTTTCAAGTCGATCCAATAGCCATCGCTGTCGCCGTATTCGCTGGCGATGTGCTTGGATGACACTTTTTGCGGCTTGCTCATTGCGCGTCCTCGTCGTGCGGCGCACGTTCCGGCGTAGCGGCCTCCAATGCGCGAAGGTTGGCAATATTTTTGACAGCGCGTTGGTAACGCTTCTGCGACTGCTGGTCGCGCCATTCGGTAAGCGGCGTGGCTTCGTGGCCGTCAGCCGCTGCGTCGTTCCAGACCAACCAATCAACCAAGTTCGATAGCTCGTCCAAAGTGAAGTAAGGGCCACGACGATTGAGTAGCTCAATGTCGCGGATAGCTTCGGGACTAAACTCTGCTTGGCACCAGATTTTCTTTTTAAGGTTGGACTTGCTGACCGTCAGCACAGCTTCGATGTGGTATGTTTTCATTGTGTGTGTGGAGCTTCGATTTGCATCGAAGTTAGGTGCATTACACCATGTGTCCTACACCTCGTCCAGAAAAAAATGATGCCCCCATCAAATTTTTTTCCGGCTGAATTTGAAGGTCTGATTTTCGCGCAGGAACTTCTTCGCTTCGGGATAGCGGGTCGCCAAGATTTCCAACGTGGCGCGGGTAAAGTCGCCCCCGTATTGCGCGTCGGCCACGCCTTGGATGCGCTCGACCAAGTCATTGGGGAACGAGAGGCTTTTGACCACGCGATCCTTTGACCGGCGATTGCCGCTTGCGCTGGTTTTCTTTTTCATGGGGGCAAGTGTCATTCACCTTCATACACCTGTCAAGTGCGTCGGCCAACAATTCGGATGGGGTAAAACCCTCATGCCGTGCGATGTGCAATATGAGTTCAATAACGCGGTGTTCCATATCGGTGGGGAGAATAGAGAATGGCATAGGACATCCGTAGACCGCCCCCCCCCCGCAACCAGAAAATTATTTAGCGGAACGGCGGGCCTTGACTTTCCGCTTCACGCGGCGCTGGTAGACGGGATTCGTGGCGTAGTAGCGGGCCTTGCGCTTCGACTCGGCCTTACGGAACTTGGGATCGCTGGCATACCGCTCGGCGTAGCGTTTCCGCATCGCGGCCAGTTGCTCCTCTCGGTCGGCGTAAGGCATACGGTTTAGTCAAACCCATGCCTAAAGCGTATGCAATATCTAAAACGTGTACTAACTGGGTGTGCTAACTTTCAGTCTTTCCTGCCGTTTTACAGAGAAAGAGGCGAGGGTCGGAATCGAACCGACGTTTCGTGTAACCACTTCTGTTACAGATAAAAAGAACTATTTTCTTGATGCATATTAGGCATTTTAGTGTATAGCTGGCTGGGTCAACTATGGCTTCCGTCGTCACTATTCCCAGCAGCCCCTATTGGATGAGTCGCATGCGCGTGTGGGTGTCGTCAGCGGAGCATCCCGACGGCGGGTTCTGGCGACAGACAATGCGTAGCACAAAGCTGCCGCACAAGACAACCTCGCGCCGCGCCGCCAAACACTACGCCGACGAGATGGAGCGCATCGGTCGGGAGCTACGCGACCAGATACCGGACGAGGTGTGGATCAGATCGCGCTTGGACGCCCTCATTCGCGCCGCGGGCGTGAAAGGGGTGCAGAGGCGCACGACTTGGGAAAAGGCCGCACAAGGCTTTCTGGAAGCCAAAACAGCCAAGCCTCGCAGCCTTGAGAGCTACACCAAACATGTCGCCCACTTTGCTAATTTTCTTGGACAGCGCACGCGGCACGACCTCCGGTCGGTCGAGCCGGACGACATTAGCGCGTTCTACCACGGACTGCTCAAGCGCGGCTTGTCGCGCACCAGCGCCCAGCAGATCACCAAGACCGTCCGCTCTGTCTTTCATCGCGCCCTCCACCTCCGGCAAATTGACGCCAATCCGGCGGCGCTGTTTCGTATGAGCAAGGACGCTTCGCCGTCGGGCCGGAAGCCTTTCAGCGCCGAAGACATCAAAGGCATCCTTGCCGCCGCGGAACCGGAATGGCGCACTGCCTGCTTGTTCGGGCTGTACTACGGCATGCGTATCGGTGACGCCACGCGCCGACGCTATGAGGACATCAAGGACGGCGTCCTGCACTTTGTGCCGGAAAAGAAAAGCCGCAAGGGCGTTGTCGTGTCGGTGCCGCTAGTGGGTGAGTTGACCGGCCTTTCCGGCAAAGGGCCGGTCACGCCGTCCTTGGCCAAGCTGTCGGCATCTGTCGCCTCTCGACAATTCTCCGTATTGCTCGACCGCGCTGGCATTACCCGCGAAAAGACCAAGAGCAAGGGCGCAGGCCGCGGCATTACGGACAAGACGTTCCATAGCTGGCGTCACACCACCAACAGCATGCTGGTGGATGCCGGTGTCGATCAAAGGGTGCGTCAGCTAATCTGCGACCATGACAGCACAAAAGTATCGAACAACTATACCCACGCGTCCATTGAGACGATGGCCAAGGCGCTTACTGGCCTTGCCGCGTTAACCAGTGACCAAACGCCACCAAAGCCGCCCACGCCAAAACCACGCCGATGATGCCGGTCGTCATCTGCGCCAAGTCGCGTTGTGCCCGCGGGAGTCGAGGTGGACGAACGAGCGATACAGCCCCAGACCGCCTTTGAATAGTCCCTCCCGCCGGAGGTCGAGGAGAACGAGGTAGAGCGAGGCCGGTTGGGCGGTGACCAAATCCACCGCGTTGAACTGAACGTGCGTCGAGTTGGCCACGCCTCCGATCTTCCGGTTGTAGGCCGCGTCCCGATAGGCGCTTGTAATTCGGATCGGCTTGCCCAGCCGGTTGCGGGCCTCTTGCAAGGTCTTGGCCGTGCGCTCCATGTTTGGCCACAAGGCCGCGGGCGGGTCGGTGTTGAGTTGGAGTTTCGCGTCACTTCCACCGCGGAAGAAAAACTCCTTCGCGGTGAAACTTTTGACGCCCCATTTGTCCAGCATACGCTGGAATGCTTGTTCGCTTGTTACCATGTGAATTTTCCCTTGATCCAGAGTTGGCGTTTGAGCAGATCGATGTCGGCTCTAAACTCGTATTGTTTTGTTTGTGTCGTGACCGGCGTGAAAATCGCGGTCATCGTCCAGCGGTTTATTTCTCGACCGGAATCGCTCGACGCACTTCGGTATAGGTCACCGGCCCAAACCACCCGTCTTGCTCGACGTTGACAATCGCCTGTATCTTTTTGACGTCCTTGGTCAGTGCAGAGTTGGTGAAGTAGTTCGCCGCGCTGACCAGCGCAGCGATGATAAAACCCACGACCGCCTCTTGGTCGAGGCGACCGGCGAGCGATGGGTCGAACTCCGACAGCCGGACGACAATGGTAGCAATAGCTCCGGCAATGACCGGCGTGGCGATTGTTCCGATGCGGGAAACAAGGAACTTGGTTACAAGACGCTTGATCATAGCTTGATGCGCTGCACCGCGCTTTCGATGGTAAAGCGGAGAAGCGATTCGGTTGCTTCCACCCCAAGAGATTTTGCGCGTTCCCGCAAAAGGAACACGGCAGTATCCCTTTTCATGTCGCTGCTTTTGCGCGTGTCATTCAAAGAGCGGACAATTTCTAGAGCAAGTGGCAACAACGCACTGGCGCCGGATACGAAAAGCTGTTGAAGGATTGGTGCGTAAAAGTTCCAAACCGCGGAACCTACGCCCATCAATTTGGCGAGGAATGTTTTCACGTTTTGACTAAACCGCCCGCATAACGGGGGGTCAAGGGTTTGAGGCTTCGGGTTCCGCCAACTGCTTTTCGATGCTTTGCATGATCGGCAAAATGACCACCGCGGCATTGGCTCCACCTTGTCGGATTGCGGCGTCCAAGGCTTGCTGCGCCACCTTGGCCTCGGCTTCGGTGAGTGTGACGGTCTTATTCATTGGGCTGCTCCTGCTGGCTGGCCAAGTAGGCCTGTGTCGCAGGAATCGCGGCCAATACCGCTTGGAAAGCGGCGGCGAGTTCGGGAACCGCCTGCATGATTTCGGGCGTCAACGGCGCGGTCATCTTTTGGACGAGGCTTCCGTTGGCCAGTTCGCCGTCTGCGGTGGCGGGCAAAAGCTCCACGGTGATGGAACCAGAGTCCGCTGTCGGCTGGATGGCGGACAGACTGTAAACGTGCAGGCGGTCGTAGACCTTGGCGGCTACGGCGGGCGTTTCGATGGGTGTTGGATTTGTTAGCATAAGATTAGGCGGCAACGCACAGCACCTTGTAGGCGGTGCCAGCGGCGTCAAATAAGGTCATCGTGTGGGTGGCTGTCGGTGTCTCGGCCACGGCATTCTGGTGAATGCGGAGTTGGCCTTGGAGCGGGCAGAAGTCACTATCGTCCGCAAGGCGCGATTGAAGAACAGTGCTGCTACGCTTCAACGCGGGGAAACTTGTTGTGCTTCCTCCAAACTGAAGCCGATCAAATCCATTTGACGCTGCGTTTAGCAGTCGAATAACTCCAGACGCTATGTTGCCAACAATAGATGAATTGCCTTGAAATGTGAGGTTGCTGACTATGGATAATGAACCAGTGCAAGTTATGGCGTTACTGGTTCCCGCAATGGTCATCCGTGTAGTTCCATCCGTCTGAAAAACAAGATCCCTCGCCGTCCCGCCGCCAGATCCCTTCTCCGTGCCGATGATGGCGACATTGCTTGCCCAAGCCAAACGTAGACGTTCGTGGTTCGTGGCGGAGGTATGCGTATTATATATGTTAAAGGTTTGGGCGTTGGCCGCATTTCGGAGGGCGAGGGTGTTTGCGGCGTCGTCTCGCGTCAAAACAACGTCACCGCCTGTGGTTGAAGATCCAGTCCCGAATTGAATGTTGGTTCCTATGCCAACAATGCCGCTAAAATTAACGCCTACTCCCGCTCCTGTGCGGGTGCGAGCCGTCCACGTAAGTCCGCTCCCGCCGCAAGTGATAAGAGTTGCAGGGATGGTTGATTCGCCGCGCCTAATTGAAAATGCCTGTGTCCCATCAAGAGCGAAGCTCAAGTATGCGCTTGCACTGGCGCTTGCCGTATTAGTCAGTGCGAGGTTTAGCCCAGTAAAAGTCGTGCCGCTTGCATTCCAAGTCTGCGCCAAATCCAGCACAGGCGCGGACGCCGTGAGCGTGCCGTTATTGGCGGCAATGTTGCCATTGACTTGCAAGGTCGATGTCGGAGGCGCTGTGTATGGCCCAACCGCAACCTTGCCGCCGCCCCTAACGAGATACAAATCGGTTGAGTCTAAAAGATTGATGTTCGGAATCGTGAAATGAGTTCCGTAAAATTTGGTGCTTCCATACTGACTAAACAGCGTCAGCAACTCTGGATCACCCGTGAGATTGCGCGACACTAAACTTGTGAAGGTGCCTGCGGCGGGCGTGGTGGAACCAATTGGCTGACTTTCGACCAGCATGCGACCATTGCCAAGTGGGCCAGATACGGTGCGTGTTGTTCCGGTGGGCAGACCGGACAAATCAAACTTCAATTCTTTGCTCGGATCGGTCGAATTGTAGAGTTCCCAATTGCCGTCTGCATTCACCTCTGGGAACGCGCCAAGATAAGTCCAATCCGCGGCCACGCCGTTGTTGGCCACACGGCAATACAGTCCGGCGGGCCGTCGGTTGATTAGCCACACGCCAGAACCGGCCTTGCATAGATATACGGAGTCGAGTGCTGGCGTCCCAACGGTAACTGGCAACGCTGTGGGGTCAGCAACTACCCCATTTATGTAGCTCGCACCTCCCGATCCAACGAGGTCGAGTTGGCCGGTGATCGGATTGTAGTCGAAGGTCGCCACTGATTAAGTCCAGTAGATGTCCTTAACCTCGTCGCCGTTGTAGCGGATGTTCTTCGTGGCGATGAGCGTGCCGGTTTCGGTTGTCGTGTTGTAGTCCGAAAAGTATTCGATCTTCGTCACCTTGCCGCTGGTGTAGGTGAACTTCTCCGCGGTCGCTCCAGCGGGTTTGTCCGCGGAAAGCAGCGCGGGCTTGCCGTCCGGCCCCTGCGCGACGAGGACAACGGTGGAAGCAACTTTGTTCCAGTCTTGAATTTTGACCATGCTCATTTACCTCCCCGAAGTGTTGCGTGGACATCGCGGATCGACTGGTCGATCTGGTGCAGCGAGTCGTTAAGTTTTTCCGCGTTCGCGTGGCGCTGGTCGCGCTCCTGCTTGAGTTCGACGAGGAAGCTGTCGCGGGTTTTGTCCAAGTGCGCGATAAATGCCGGTGCCACTTTGACCAAAAGCATGATGGCGCTGAAGGCGACGAGGCCAAAACTGCCCAGTTCAGCCACGGTGCGGAGCCAGCCAAAGGATTCCATGACGGGCGTGGCAGTCGCAAACACTCCGAATGTTCCGGCGGTCAGCATGGCGGCGGATGTTTTAAGTTCCAAAATCATAGATGCTCGACGCCCAAGACAAAACTCGTGACTGTCGAGTTATTGCCCGTGCGGAATGTTTGAATTGCGGCCATAGTAGGGATTTGACTAAACCTTTGCGTGCATAGTGGCGCAATAGTTTATTGGTCGTCGTCCATGCGCTCCCAACCCTGCACCAGCGGGCGGACGAGGTTCATAATAACGGCGGGCGCGGCGAGCGGCGGGGCGAGCGCAATGGAGCGGGTAATGTTTGTCCACTCCTTGACCAGCGCGTCGGGGTCGTCGAAGTTGAAGGCGTCGTCGAGGTTGTTGAACGCCTTGAATGCGGTGTCTGCTGTGCGGATAAACGGGTTCTGGGTGGGCGTGAACCACCGCGCCTCGGTCAGACGCGACAGCACAACTTCGCTGACGCTGCCCACCAAAAAGTATCCTTGCAGCGGAGCCAGCAGCAGGGCGCGGGCAAACCCGCCCATTGACCACAAGTCCTCGTCGTCGTCGTCGCTGGTCGCGTCTCTGAACGCGGTGGCCAGCACATGGGAGACAATGGCCATCATTTCGACGGCAACAATCCGGCGCACATGGTCTTTCCAGTTACCTTGACCCGTGGACAGTCCGCGGATGCTGTCGGCCAGCAGGGCCGTCTTGAGTCGCGGGTCAGACATGAACAGGAAGAACGTCTTGGCAAACACGTTGCCGCTGTTTTCGATGTTCGACTTCTGGCCCATCAGCACCGGCTGGCCATAGCGGTAGATCATGGCCTCGACCGCGTCTTTGGCGGCTTGGTCGGCCATCTGCTCGGTCATGCCGCTCTCGACGGCATCCTTGTAGGCGGCTTGGTAGACGATAGCGCCAGAGATCGAAAGGCCCGCGGAATCCGCATAGTTCATGGGCATCATGGCGAGTTCAGAAATCTTGGCCCCGCGGCGAAACATGGAGATAAAACGGCTGAACAGGAACCGCGTCTCCGCGGTTGCGCCACCCTCCAAGCGCGTTTGCAAAAGGTCGGTTTTCCAGACCTTGCGAATCGCCCGCATCAGCCCAGCGGGATCGGACATGGCCGACGCGATCTGGCGACTGTCCAGAGCCAATGAGAAGCGCATGAGGTTGTCGGTCTGCATCATCAGCGACTTGAGGTTGAACCCCAGCAGCGAGACAGACTGACCGCCAATGGCCGCGCCCAGCATGTTATTGATCCACCCGATCTCCCTACCCTTGTTGCCGCCGCGCTGTTCCATCTGCTCTGCCCACATGTCGGCGGTGGTTAGGACGTCTTCTCCGTAGCGTTGGGTGATGGCATCGCGCACTTCTGGGTTAGACAAAAGCGAGCGGTATTCTCGGGTCAGTTCGGCAAAGGCCACCCAGTGCGCCTGCTGCGCGATGTGTGACTGAAGCACCGTCAGCCCGTCCTTGTTGGCGATCTTGGCCGAATGGGTCACGCGGGACTTGGCAAAGCTGGGCTGGCCACCCGCGGTCAATGGCGTCCCGTCAAGGCCGACGTCCTTTACCTCCTTGGCGTTAAGAAAGCGGGCGGGAGCGTAGTTTTTGACCATAGGCATGTTCATGCCAAACATGCGCGAGTAGATGGGATTTGTCAGAGCGTAGCCGCCCCCGTAGACGCTGCGCGTCACTTTGAGAATTGCCTGCGACACTGGGTCGGAGAGAAGGTTTTCCAAGTCCTCCGCGCTGTCGTCGTTCCATCCTTCGCGCCGCATCTTTTCTTGGATGTCGGACTGCTGCCACGAAAGCCATAGCTGCATGGCCGTCGCTCGGTTCATGCTAATGCGCGTCTCGTCGCCGCGGTAGATCACTTGCTTGATCGTGACGTATATCTTTTTGGTATCCCGCGGCAGGGAGGCCAGTTCGTCGGCCAAAGTCTCGACGTCGGCCTTGGACAGACTGCCTCGGTCGGCCATGCCGCGGACGATCTTCTTGGCCAGATCGATAGCGATCTCGGTGTTCTTGACCTTGCGACCTTCCAGCTTGCGGATGACGTTGGACTCCTCGCGCTTGAACTTGACCAGAGCCTTGCCGGTGCTTATGCCCGCGGCCTTGGCCCCCTCGCGCAGAGACTTCAAAATCTTCTTTGTGTTTTCCAGTTCGGCTTTGGCCGCGTTGATGTCGGCTTGGCGCAGCTTCTCGGAGAAGTATCCGCCCAGCTTGTCGCCAAAGATAATGGTCGCAAACTGCTCAAAACTTTTGTGATCGAGGTCGAGGGCGTTGATGCTTTGCAGGAAACGCTTGAGCGCGGTGGGGTTTTCAAAGCGACCCTTGTCGGTCGGCTTGCCAAGGATGACCAAGGCGTCGGCCACGCGCTGGCGGTTTTCTTCGATGCGGGCGGTTTCCTTGATGTTCCACGCCTCGCGCCCTGCCTTGAGTTGCCCCTGCAACCACTCCAGCCCGTAGGCCATTGTCTCGGACGGGCGGTTCTTCAAGTCGCCAAACGTGTTGACGATTGTCCATTCCTCGGAAAGTTCAGAGATGCGCTTTTGACTGTCCTGCGACGACTCGGTGCTGGTGATGGCGGCTTCGATTGCGGCAAGCCGCTCCGCTGTCTGCTCATCGTCGAGCAGTGAGGCGCGGTAGACCATGTCGGCAAACTTCTGTGTCTCGGCCCCCAGTGTGCTGCGCTTGACCCCGCTGTCGCCAGCCTTCGGACGCGACTTGTCCAACACATCGAAGATGCGTTCCATGAGGTCGCGCTTGTAGTAACGCTCCAATTCGCGGTCGATCTTCTTGAGTCGGTCGATGAGGAAGTTGGCGATGGTTTTATCCCTGCGCTCGTCGGTGGTGTTTGGCACCGTGCTGTAGCCTTCCGGCAGTGCCGTGTTTTTCTGCGCCTGCCCGATATTTTGCCCCTCTCGCATCCACGCGCTGATGATTGCGCCCGCGGGGTTCTTGGCCTCGCTGACTTTCTGGTCGCCTTTGTAGACGTCTACCGGCGCAATGCTGGCGAGGTTGGTGTAGCCCCCTACCCGCCCGCGCACTTCTGGCGGTAGCACCTTGAGGATGTAGTCGAGGAACCCAAGGTCGTTGAGGATGCGCGTGCGGTCAAAATCCTGCGGCAACGTGTCGCCACGCATGGACTGCATGATCGGCTTGTTGCGCTCCAAGGCCGCGGCAAGGCGTTCTTTCAGCGCGGCATACTGCGAGACGCGCTCGGAGGGACTGCGGGCAAGACGATCCATCGCCGCGCCGACGCGGTCGATTTCGCGCTGGGTGGAGATGGAGTAGTTTTGCGCTTCCTGTGCCGCCTGCTCGACGCTGATCTGCTCGCCGTTGCGGGTGAGTATCTTGATCAGACTGTCGTCGAAGATGACGTAGTTGTAGGTGCCGTCGCTTGCAACGGCGGATTCTGCCCATTGGCGAGCTT